ATCTAAATATATGATACAATATTATTATATCATATACTTTCTCACATGGTTCTACTAGTAGAAGAATATTTTGAATTAACTAATAAATACAAGGCAATTTATGGCGAAAATACCATAGTCTTAATGCAGGTCGGCGCATTTTTCGAGGTTTACGGCACAAAAAAGAATACAACTGCGAGTTCCATCCACGACTTCTCTCGAATTTGCGATTTGAACATTGCGAATAAAAATACGTGTATCGGACAAGACTCGGTTATTATGGCGGGGTTCAAGGAGAATTTTATTGAGAAATATCTGAACAAGATTCAGGCAGCTGGTTTTACCGCCATCGTCTATGTTCAAGACGAACAAGAAAAGAATATCACGCGTAGTTTGGCGGGTATTTTCTCTCCCGGAACGTATTTTTCAACCGACCCAGCCGTTCTTACAAACAATACCATGTGCTTGTGGATAGAATATTTTGAACCCAAAATGAAGATTCTTCGTGGGAAACGAATTGATGTCGGTATGGCGAACATAGATATTTTCACTGGCAAAACCAATGTGTTTCAATTCTCCGAAATGTATGCCAAGAAAAATCCGATAACATATGACGAACTTGAGCGTTTCATCTCCATATACAATCCAAATGAAATTATCATTATTACTAACCTTTCGGCACACGAGGTGGAGGAAGTCATTCAGTATGCCAATATTGAAAGCCGTTCAATACACAAGGTCTTTTTGCGAGATGATGTGGATGCAGCCTCTACGGCAAAACACGAAACCATGGCAAAGAAGTGCGAGAAGCAGACCTATCAAAAAGAGATTCTTCAGCGCTTCTATCCCAAGATGGATTTTAATCAGTTTATTCAACTCTGCTACGAAAACACGTCATCCATCCAGTCGCTTTGTTTCTTATTGGATTTCGTGTTTCAACACAACCCCTTCTTAGTGAATAAAATCAGCGAACCCATTTTTGAAAACATCTCCGAACGTCTCATCTTGGCGAACCATTCCTTGAAACAACTCAACATCATCGACGACAATTCATTCCACGGCAAATATTCCTCCGTGCTGAAAATGTTAAACATCTGCATTACGGCCATGGGAAAGCGCGAGTTTCATTCCGTCTGCTTGAACCCCATTTCAAATAGCGCAAAATTACAAGCCGAATACGACATTACGGAATATTTGCTGGCCAATAATTACCCCTACAACAAATTATACGCCTTATTGGACGATATACAAGACATTTCAAAGTGGTCGCGTCAAATCATCCTGCGAAAAATCAGTCCGAAAATATTCTACCAGCTTTCCGATAATCTTAAAACCATCCAAGCAATGCAAACTTTTGTATCCAACGACGCGCGTCTCTCGGGATATTTGCGAAACAAGATTGGTCCCAATTTCGAAAACATCTCCCAGTATTGCAAAAACATTGATGACTTCTTGCAGAAAAGCTTTGACTTGGAATTATGCAAGGAGATCGACGACGTGCGGAATTTTGACGTGAATTTTATTCAACAAGGTGTAAGTATTATGTTGGACGAACTCTCTCAAATCTATCTAGAGTCTGTGGACAAGTTGAACTCGATACACGCTTATTTGAATGACCTGGTCGCCGCTGCCGAAAAAAAGTCAAAAACAACGACCGAATACATAAAAATCCACGAAACCGAAAAGAACCAGTTCAGTCTCATTACCACCAAACGACGCTCAACGCTATTATTGTCCGCGTTGCCGAACGAGTCGGTTGAATTGAAATTTATATCGTCGTTCAATCAAAAGGAGAATACATTCACCTTGGACAATATGAAAAACGTGGTAGAATTCAATTCACAAACGGCAGCAAATAATAGCATCTCATCGCCTCAGCTGAATTCGTTATGTAGGACGATTACCAGTATCAAGGGCCAGTTAAAAGACGCGGTTTCCAAGATATATTTGGAGTGCATGGAGAAGGCGGAAGGTTTCTTGAATGACCTGGATATATTGTGCCAGTTTGCAACCTACGTTGACGTATTGTATGCAAAAACCACGATTGTGAATCGTTATCATTTATGCAAGCCCGAAATTGAGGAAAGCGCGCCCAAGGCATTTTTGGATATCAAGGATTTGCGTCATTGTCTCATTGAGAATTTACAGCAGAATGAAATTTACGTCGCGAATAATATCATCTTGGGGAAAGAATCAGATAACACAGACGGCATTTTATTATACGGGACGAATGCAGTAGGCAAAACAAGTTTTATTCGCGCCATTGGCATTGCAGTCATCATGGCCCAAGCAGGATTATACGTGTCGGCGTCTCGCATGTGCTACAAGCCATACACCTCTATTTTTACACGGATTTTGGGGAATGATAATATATTCAAGGGTCTCTCTACATTCGCGGTGGAGATGTCCGAATTGAGAAATATTTTATTAATGGCAGATAAAAATAGTCTGATTTTGGGCGACGAACTCTGCTCGGGGACTGAAAGTATCTCGGCGATAAGCATTTTTGTCGCGGGGATACAGCTAATGCACCACGTCCAAAGCAGTTTTATTTTTGCGACACATTTGCATGAGATTGTGAATTATAGCGAGATATGCGAAATGAAGCGACTTGCATTAAAGCATATGGAGGTAATCTACAACAAGGAAACGGATATGCTAGTGTATGACAGAAAGCTCAAGGATGGCTCTGGCACCAATACGTATGGGCTGGAAGTGTGTAAATCCTTGAATTTGCCGCAGGCATTTATGGAGCAGGCGCATTCAATTCGAATGAAATATAATCCAGAAACGGCGTCGGTTCTCTCTTTAAAAACGTCTCATTTCAACGCGAAAAAGGTGATAGGTTTGTGTGAGAAATGTGGGGCTCATATGGGAGCCGAGGTGCATCATTTACAACATCAGTCGAATGCAGACAGCAACGGCATAATTCATGCACCAAATGGATCTGTTTTTCACAAGAATCATGTCGCTAATTTGATGACGTTGTGCGAAATGTGTCATGATATGATGCACCAGGAGAAGACGCAACATGTAAAGCGTCGTACAAATAAGGGTGCGGTATTGAGCGCTTTACACCCTTGAAGATTTAAAATGAGACAAAATTAGTAAATTTAAAAACAATATAAAATTATCATTCAATATGATAACAAAATATAATGTCATGTCCTACTTATATATAAAGGCTTATCATCATGGTCTTGTCAATCTAAGTGTAAAGATGATAATATTTTAAAAATAAAAATTTATGATCCTGAAAATTATACAAAATATATCGATAAATATCCTGAAAGGATAAAAGAATGGGATTTTGATAGAAATTATATTCAAGGAAGAACAATTACGATTTCTGATACTATTCAAGCCATGAATAGAAATATTGCAAATTATAGCTCTGGAGCAGTTATGACTACTAGTGGTCAAGATATGTCATATTATCAAGAACAAAGGAGAATGCATAATGAAAGTTGTAAAGCAAATGCGTTACATTATATACGTAAAGAATTGATTAGAATAATTAAAAATTGTAAAAACGTTTTGATTGAATATGATATGTTAGAAGAATTTAAAAAATATAATCCATCTGTTTCTCATTTTTTTGATTTGAAAGAATGTGATATCACATTAGGAATGGATGATTCAACAATTGTATCAGGAACTATTATGTGTGCTTTAAGTTATGAAGCAACTGATAAAAAAACAGAAAAACTGAAAAAAGTAAATGAAATAAAATTAAAAAAAGAAAAAGAAGAAAGGGAGTTTTTATATAAAAAAGAATTTGATTGTATAAAATTATTTAATACGATTGAAGACCACAAAATGAAGTCGGGTGAAATATACGTTGAATATAAAAATATATTAGAGTTAAAAAAAATATATAATCCAATTGGAATAGGATATTTAAAAAATACAAGGTTTTTAGATTATTTTACTAATGAGAAAACCATATATTTAAATAGATTAATTTCAACAACAATAAATCAAAATAAAGAAATCACCAAATCAAGTGAATCAACAAAAAATAATTCTAATTTAAAAATTTCAAACAAAACTAATGAATGTATTAAACTTATTATTTCAGATATAGACAATAATATAATTTCCGATAATTGTGGATGTAAAAGAATAATGAAAAGGGGAATAAATAAAGGGAAACCATGCAATAAAAAAATATATAATAAAGATTTATGTACGAATCATTATATAAATACATAAAAAATTATAGGACACGAAAAAACAACTTTAAGTAAATTTGTCCCATTTTAAATGTTCAAGGGTGTAAATACAGGGTCGTAGAATAGTGTGAAATTTCGTTAGTATTTTATAAAATATGCCTTATCTGCACATATTTTATAAAATAATTGAATAGTTTTTGATATATTCAAAGATAGGCAATATCAAAAAATGGGAAATATTATATATAACGCAAGTACGAACGCACAGGCGAATTTCAATGAGTGTTGTATTTGCAAGAACAAAGTTGGCATCTATAACACAAGACTGCAATGTGTTCATTGTAAGACATTTGTGCACGCGGCATGTGATATCATTGGCACTGAAAGCAATTATAGCGTGTGCGCGCTTTGTGGACGCGTAGGCACACTTTGTATGTATAAGCCCTATTCGAAAACCGAAGAAGTTGTATAAAAATTACAGGCGTATGTCAGCCAAAAATCGGATCAATATAATGTAAATTTTGTTTTTTTGCTGTGCGTTGTTGCCAGTTTAGCATCTAAAGGCCGACGCAAATACGCCAACGGCGACGATTCCAAGCGCCATCCCCATGTGGTAATTATATTGCATTCCTTTATACATTTGAAGCCACGCATTCACTTCCTCTTGTTTATTCATGTGATTCAACATCCAATCAGATTTAGGCGATAACATGTAGTAGAAATAGTTGGTCAAGAAAGTGGTTGCTGTCGCCATGCACACCAAGGCGCTCGCGGTCATTTTCACCTTCTTAATTTGTATATAGTAAAAGATGAGGCAGAGAGAAAGTAGGAGCCCGAGCCCGTAGCCATAGTAGCTGATAGATCTTCTCTCTTGTGATATTTTTTCATATCGTTTTTGTAATTGGGGGGATAACATTTCCTTATAGTGCTTCACTATCGCGTTCTTGTCCGTCATGTGATAAAAATATATCATACCAATGACAAATACTGCGGATATCATACAGCTAATTGAGCAGCACGGCATTATATATTACGCAAACAAAAAAACATCGGCTCTAGAAATTTATTGAGAATCGAACAAATATAATATTAAAAAGTGATATTATTGTGTATTATCTTGATAAATACACAACAATAGGTTGTAAAACATGATTGAATACATGATAGCATTCGTCTCATTTATATTATATTATATCTGATGGTGATTATAATAATTGTGTTCTATCGAGCTATATTAAACGCTCCGGAGAATTGCGTGCATGAGGATTAACTCAAATAATTTTAGATATACCATATCCGAGTGTAAACCCAAAGAGAGCAAAATATCCAACATAACCAGCGTTTAATGGTACATGCGTCGAATACACACCCCATCGTCGATTTCTTTGTTGAAGTGCATATTTATATCCGGTAGATGCTCCAATAATTGCACCTGACAACGGAATAAAATTATTAATAGTATTTGGTAAAAAGATGATACCCATATTATAATGTATGTGTATATTATTTATATTGTTATAACTTAGAAGTATCAATGCATGAAATAACATAATATGATAAACTGCGTTATTTTATGTGGTGGCTCGGGATCAAGACTTTGGCCACTATCTAGAGAGAAATTGCCCAAGCAATTATTACCGCTTGTAAATGAGTTTACCATGCTACAAAACACAATAATGCGTTTTAATAAATTGAGCGCGTTGTCGACGAAGATGCCGATACGTTTTACTATTATTTGTAATATCGAGCACGCATTTTTGGTCCAAACTCAACTGAATGATTTGGCTTTGCCTGTCCCAGTTCAGGCGACTATAGTAGCCGAACCGATGGGTCGTGATACTGCTCCAGCAGTCGCAATTGCTGCCCTATTAAGCAACGCAGATGAGACAACTTTAATTGTCCCTTGCGATCATGTATTTGACGATGATAAATTCGTTGAATCAGTTCAAGCAGGGCTTGCACATAGTAATAATAATATAGTTACGTTCGGTATTACTCCAACTTGCCCTGAAACTGGATATGGGTACATTAAAACCGACATAGCTACGAATGCGACGATTGAATTTGTAGAAAAACCCAATCATGAAACTGCATGCAAATATGTTGCTGCAGGAAACTATTATTGGAATGCAGGCGTATTTTTGTTTAGAAACAAGGACATGTTAGAATGCTTTGCCAAGTTTGCGCCAGACACCTTAGCCTGGTGCAAAGCAACCTTAGAATGTTCGCAGACGATTATGGGAATTCTACATTTATCCAAAGAGACATTCATCAAATGCACACCTATTTCAATTGATTACGCAATTATGGAAAAATTATGCAAAGACACTGACAACAACTCTGTGAAAGGTATAACTATTCCATACAAACATTTATGGTGCGATGTTGGGTCGTTCAAATCGTTGTATGAGCTCTTGTTGCAGGATGGCGAAAATATTCATCCCTATACAAAGGATACTAGTAACATAGTAAAGGGGGATGTTATATTGCATGATACAGGGAACAGCTATGTTGAAACGGAAAACGCGATGGTAGCGTTAATCGGCGTTGATAATTTAGTTGTCGTGAACACGCGCGATGCATTACTAATTTGCGACAAAAATAAATCGCAAGATGTGAAGCATGTAGTAAACGCTCTAAAAGCACAGAATCGCATTGAACGAATTTGCCACGCAAAGGTTTATCGTCCGTGGGGATGGTATTGCAACATAGAGGGCAATGATACCAGCGGATTTAAGGTGAAGCGAATTGCAGTATATCCTGGTAAAAAGCTATC